GCATGAGGAGGCTCTGGTAAACCTTGAAGCATTAGCTGGTAAGGGTCTCACTAAGGAAGCTCAGCAGAAGCTCTTTGATGATGCTGCCTATGATAAGAAGCTGCTTGATTCACTGGTCCCTGTCATGACTGACTTAGGCAAAGAGCAGGGCGCTCTAGCTATGATATTCGCTGGTGATGAAGAAGGTGAGTTTATTCTCAATGCGCGCTATGAGAAGTACGTCAAGGCACGCACTCAGAAGATGGCTCAGAACTTCAATGACCAGACCCTTGAGAAGTTGAACAAGTCTTTGGCTGAGGGTATTCAGGAAGGTGAGAGCCTGAGCAAACTGCGTAAGCGTGTAGATGTTATCTATGGTGACGCTGAGAAGTACCGCACTCTGCGTGTGGCTAGGACTGAAACCTTGAACGCTAGCAATGAGGCTACTAATGAAGCCTACCGTCAGACCGGCTACGTCAAGGGTAAAGAGTGGTATGTTAATCCGGATGCCTGTGAGTTATGTACTCCGTTTGAGGGTAAGACCATAGGGCTTGATGATACGTTCGTTAAGGAGGGTGAGAGCTACGAGGATTCTAATGGGGAGGCTCATGAGAACTCCTATGATGACATTGATAGTCCACCGCTTCACCCTAACTGCAGATGTACTATATTGCCTGTGAGGTAAAAAGGTAGTGTTTGTAGTAGAATAAATGTAATATACTCATAGAAGGAATAAAAAATTATGGATGACAACAAGCAGCCGGAAATAATCAAGAGGGAAGTTGGAGAAAAAGTCCAGTTCCATATGCACCTTGAACAAGGTAGCACTAAGGAGCTTGATGCTGACAACGGAATCCTTGAGGCTGTTGTCACCACTTCAGGTGAGGACCGTCACCGTGAGCAGATTCTCACTGACGGTATTGACACTAAGAACTACATTGAGAAGAACCCTGTGGTCCTCTACGGTCACGATTATTGGGGCTTCCCTATCGGCAAGACGCTGAAGATTAAGCAGACTAAGAACAAGATGACTGCACGATTCCAGCTAGCGCTTGAGGAATATCCGTTTGCGCAGACCGTCTACAACTTAGTTAAGGGCGGTTACCTGAACGCGGTCTCTATTGGTGGTATTGTCAAAGAGTGGTCTGAGGACTACCGGACTATCCTGCAGATGGAGATGCTTGAGTTCTCTATTGTATCCATACCTGCAAACCCTGACGCTATGATTACCGCGCGCTCATTCAATGAGGTTGCTGGTAAGAGTATGGAAGAAGTGCGTAAGGAGTTTGAGCAATTTTCTAGGGCTTCCCTACTTGACAAAGTTAAGCACATGCCTGATGATGAAGTTAAAGACGCAGTGAAGGTCCTCAAGAATCTTACTGCCCGTCTTGAGGAATCAGCAGATGCTAGTTCACTCACAGACGCTAAGCCTCATATAAAACGCATTGTCCTCCGTGACGCTGCAGCAGTGGCAACTCAGTCACAAAAGGTCATCAAGACCATCAAAGTAAACCTTAAGGGGTAAATATCATGGATAACGACAAGAAAACAACTGAAGAAGAAATTGTACTAGGTGAAAAAGAACTAGGTCAAATTACTGACGCCGTAGGTAAGAGCCTTGCTCCTACCATTGAAGCTGCTGCTGAAAAAGCTGCAGATGCTGCTGCTACTAAAGCTGCTGATGCAGTCGTAGCTAAGCTTGAAGATGTTAAAAAGAAAGACCTTGACAAAGGCGGTGACGCTGATGACAAGGCTGATGACCCTATTCAGAAGGGAATCAAGGCTGGTCACTACTCTGAGGAGATGACCAAAGACAGTAAAGAGATGCGTCTCTTTAAGGCAGCTAAAGCTCTTGCTGATGGCGACATGACGGAAGTCAAGCGCTACAACAAACTGGCTCAAGCTCTCCGTGTTAAAGCCGGATACGCTAACGAAGGTGATGTTGAAGATGGCGGTGCGTTAGTACCTGACCCTGAGTTTGACACCACGGTTTACGAGAACCTTCCTAACTACGGTGTAGCCTTTGCTAATGCTGACGTCCGTCAGACAGACCGTAACGCTGTACGCTTCTTGAGCTTAGACAGTGGTCTTGAGTTCTATGAAACTGCTGAAGCAGGCGTTAAGCGCGGTGCTAAGATGCAGTTCACTAAGCAGCTTACTGACTTGCTGAAATACGCGGTCATTGTTCCATCAACTGATGAGCTGACTGAAGATGCTGCTATTGACTTCTGGAACCTTGTTACTAAAGAACTAACACGCGCCTACGCTAAGAAGGCTGATGAAGTTGTGTTTACTCACGCTACATCTGGAATCACTAACACTACTGGTGTCATCACTGAGCAAGTCTCAGGTGCTGGTACTACTATCACATGGGATGACCTGCTTAACGCAGAAGGTGCCGGTGAAGATGACGCTGATACGTCTAACGCTAAATGGTACATGCGTAAAGAGACTTGGTTCCGCCTTGCGCAAACTAAGTATGACGGTGGTGGCGGTGCAGGTACTGGTGGTTATTACTTCCAGCCTAACCCTAACACTCCTACTACTCCGTGGGGTACTCCGGTTGTGTTCACTAGGGTCCTTCCTAAATCTAACGAAGTCGGCGCTAATGACGCGTTCGCAGTGTTCGGTGACCTAAAGAACTACGTCTTGTACAACAAGCGTGGTATGGCTCTGAAGCAACTTACAGAAGCTACCATTGAGGATAGCGAAGGTAACGACTTCAACCTTGCAACTCAGGACGGTACCGCAATGCGCGCTGTTGTCCGTATGCTTGGCAAGCTACCTAAGGGTAACGCTGGCAAGTTCGTTGTTCTTGGAACCGGTACAGTATCCTAGATAACTAGCTGATACTAGAGCGAGACTTACGCTCACCCTCCTTGAAAGAGCCACGCAGGATGTGGCTCTTTTCTATTGTCTAGTGTTACAATATGATTATGATTAATAGAGACGACATTCATCACAGTGCAATCCTTAAACCTACGTTCACAAAGTGTCAGAGCGTCAGGCAGACTGGACAGCATGCCTACGTCAAGATGACGAACGGTGGTAAGCAATGCGTTGATTGCGGTAATATAAAGACACCAAAGGAGCGCAGGTCATGGCAGTCACAGAATACTCAAGTCAAACACTCATAGAGAAGTACCTGCAGCGCACCCTTACTGCAGATGAGGTAACCTTCTTGACCACACTCTTACCGGCTATCCGGCTATGGCTGGACCGTGTGCTAGCTAGCACCTTTTACGAGGTGGATGAATCTACACGTTACTTTGATGGCGGTTCAGAGACGGTTGATATAGACCCCTGTACTGCTATCACGGCTGTTAAGAGTGTGGACAATGAGCATGATGTGAACAGCACGCTAACTAACCTGACTGACTATGTGGCTGAGCCTCAGAATCAGACGGTCAAGAATGAGCTGGTCAAGCGCTACGGTTCATTCCCTTCCGGTAATGGGCGTATAGCGGTCACTGCTAAGTTCAGTGAGTATGATGGCGCCATTCCTCAGGACATCCAGCTAGCAGCCACTAGGATAGCTGCAGACGTGCTGCAAGCAGGCAAGACCAGTGCAGTAGGTAACGTACAGTCTGAGAGCCTTGAGGGTCACTCAGTAACGTACAGGAACCCTAATGAGATTATTGACAAAGTAGCTACTGAGGACCCCTTCATTAGCGGACTGATTGAATCACGTAAAAGCGTAGACTTAGGATAACGGCATGGGTGATATATCACTGGACGGCAAACTTGTTGAGACAGCCTACCTCAGGAGTGAGGTGGTTAATGAGTATGGTGACAGGGTATATCAGACTGCAGGTGACGGAGTGGCTTGCCTCTACCGTGACATCAGCTCCTTCAGCCGTGCGCAGAATCGTACTGACATCCTGCTTGATGGCATCCTCTGGTTTGATGCCGGCACTAACGTAGAGCGCGGACAAGTCTGGTATCACCCTGATGAGGGGTACATGCAGATTGAGCGTGTCACTAGAGCTAAGCGCCTCCTGACTGATAACACCGTTCAATTCATCCGTTGTGAAGTTACTAAGCAAAGGCAGGTATCATGAGCCGTCCTAAGTTCACCAGTAAGCGCGGAGACTTCCTGCGCAAGAATGACGCCTTTATGGATATGGTCACCGGTCATATGGCTATTGACCTTGAGCGTGGTCTTAAATCTACCTCTGGTATGCCGGTCAAGACAGGGCGGATGAAGGCATCAGCACGGTCCTTCCGTAACAGCAGAGGCAATCACCGCGTGGAGATTAATGCTGAGTATGCAGCCACGCAGGAAGTAGGACAGCGCAAGACAGGTGTAGGCGCTCCTACTAAGAAGTTTGATAACTACACCACGGCAGGCACCAGCTCAGGCTTCTTCAGGCGTGCAGTCAATAGCGTGCTAGGGCGCCGGTCAAGTTATATTGAAGAAGCAGCAAAGGCGTTAAACTTATGAGTATGCTAGCTAGAGAGATTGCACAAGAGATGGAGAACAGGGGTATAGGAATCTTTACCACTGATACTCCTAGTGAGCGCACTATCTTTGTGGGTGAAGTACCTGATGGTGTTGAGGAGTACCTGCTGATTGTGCCGGTCCCTTCACCACCACCACACCAGTACATTGATACTGAATATCCGGTGTTTGACTTTTGGTATAGGTCTCCACATACTGACCGTGCTTATGCTAAACTTGAGACAGTATATGAGGTCCTCCACAGACGTCATCATTACGCACTTAATAACTGGTGGATTGAGCTAAGCAGGGCGCTAGGTAATATCACTGATGCGGACCGTGACCTTGAAGGTGGCAAGTTGTTTAGGCTTAGTGTACAATTCATATGTAGAAACCTTAACCATATATCTTAAGGGTAAAAAAAGTAACAGGAGAATAATGCTATGGATATCAATGAAGCAGAAATTGCCGGTCCGTGTCGCATCACCTATAAGGGTGTAGACTTAGGTCACACCACTGGTGGCGTATTACTAACAGTTGAGCGTGACTTTGAGGACGTCAAAGTGGACCGCTATGGTGAAACACCTATTGATAAGGTGCTAACCGGTAACCGTGTTATGGTGAACTTCACCCTTGCACAGCCTAACTTCCGCAGCCTAGATGTTGCCATTCCTGAGACCAGCTCAGTTGATGGTGCTGCTGCAGACCGTATTGACTTAGGCGCACAAGCAGGCGCAAGCCTCCGTGCTGAAGCCGGTCTATTGGTCATTCACCCTCTTAAGAACGCTGACAGTGACCTCTCTGATGACGTCAATCTTTACCGTGCTGTATCTGCTGAGAACGTAGAGCTGCCTATGAGGATTGATGAGCAGAAGGTGGTAGAGATTACCATGCACGCGCTTGTTGATGAGACCTATGGCACTGGACGCCGTTTGGGTCACGTAGGACCAGCGCTAGTCAGCTAGTAACTTAAGAACAATATCTAACGGAGGACGACAATATGAGTGATGTATTAGACCTTGATGCGCTACAACCGCAGTCTAAGACTATTAAGTGGCAAGATAAACTGATTGAAGTTGCACCGCCTAAGACAGGTGACCTGTTACGCCTGTCTCAGATTGGTACACGGATGCAGAAGGCAGCAGACTTATCTGAGGAAGAACTGGATAAAGTTATTGCTGACCTTGAAGTTGCCATTAAGAAGTTCATCCCTGAGCTTACGGATGCTACCCTTGTATCCGGTCAGCTCATGTCACTGCTTACCCTGATTATGGAGATGGGAATGCCTGAGCAGATGGCTGAACTTAAGAAGCAAGGTATAGAGGTCTCCTCCTCAAAAAAAGCGTAACGCGCTTAGTGCCTGCAGTCTCTGACTTCATGCAATTCTACCCTGCTTATAAGCGCGTGGACGTCATGGAGGAGTACGCTAAGACGTTCTTCTCACTCCTATCTGAAGGCTACCGCCGGCAGAGTAGGGACTACCTGATGCAGGCGCGCATCATTCTATTGCCACATATCAAAAAAGATGCACGTAACAAGTTCATCAAAACGCTTGAGTATGCAAGTAAGGACCCTGCTGATATACTCAGACTAGGGAATAATAATCAAGTTACTGATATGAACAAAGTAAAAAAAGTGCTAGGCGGATAATAGAATGTCACAAGAAGTAGGCGCATTACATTATGACTTAGATATAGATGACAAGAAGCTCAATGGTACCCTTGATAGCGCTGATAAAAAGGTGGCAGGGTTCGGAGATAAAGTCTCTAAACATTGGGCTGGCGCTACTGCTGCATCTGAAAAGTTCATGTTTGCCATTGCTGCAGTGGGTACTGCAGTGGTGGCGTTTGGTGTGCAATCGGTTAATGCTTACAATGATGCAACTGCTGCAACTACTAAGCTACGCACTAACCTATTGAACGTCAAAGGCGCGACTGAGGAACACGTCAAGTCTCTGGAGAAGCAAGCCTCAAGCCTTCAGGCTATAGGTGTTATTGAGGATGACGTCATCAAGGCAGGTATGTCACAGCTTGCTACCTTCAACCTGCAGGGTAAAACCATTGAGAAGGTGACGCCTAAGGTGGCTGACATGGTTGCTCAGCTTAAGGGTCACAATGCCACGGCTGAGGACATGGTGGCTATCAACAACTTAGTAGGTAAAGTCCTGACCGGCAACGTGGGCGCCTTGAGCCGTTATGGTGTCACGCTGGATGAGAACCAGAAGAAGGTCCTTGAGAACGGCACAGAAGCTGAGAAGGCTGCTAAGCTGGTTGAGGTATTAGGACAGAACTATGGTGACGTGAACAAGGCTCTGCGTGATACTCCTCAGGGTCAGATAACCGCGCTCAAGAATGCGTTTGGTGACCTGCAGGAAGGCGTAGGTGAGCTTATCATGGCTGGACTTACTCCACTGGTCAAAGTGTTTGGAGCATGGCTCACGAAGGTTGAGGAGGCTGGTGGCTTCCTAGAATACTTCAAGAAGCTGATTAGTGAGAACATGGATACCGTCAAGCTCCTAGTGGGCGCTATCTTAGGTATGATGATTCCTGCACTGATTGCAATGGCTGTAGCTGCAGCACCTACACTGTTCTACCTTGCAGCACTTGCAGCCATTGGCGCCGGCGTTGCATGGGTAGCAGACAAGATTATTGATAAGTTGGGCGGATGGGAAGAAGCTCAAAAGAAGATTCAGCCATACCTTGACAAGCTAGGTGAGTGGTTTGAGATTGCTAAGAAGGTAGGCGTGGAAGTGTTTGAGCGCATCAGGGATGCAGCTAAAGGTCTCTATGAGATTGTGCGACTACTGATTACTGGTGACTTTAGGGGTGGCATCTTCGGATTGTCTGAAGATAGCAGCTTCATTGATTGGCTATTCAAGATACGTGATGGCGCACAGCAGGTGTGGGATGTGTTCGTACAGATAGTAACCTTCTTTGCATCAATGGTGGTCCCTATATTCAACATCCTCAAGGGAGTGTTTGAGTTCCTCATGCCTCCTATCCTTGCGCTGATAAGCACCATCTGGAACATGCTACTGCCGGCACTCATGAATATCATAGGCGCCGTAGTAAGGTTGTGGAACGCACTGAACCCTGCTCTGATGATTGCCATAGGCGTCATTGCTGCAGTCATTGGCGCGGTCCTTGTGGTGGCTATATGGCTATTCATAAACGTCCTCAACATAGTGATTCAAGTTATAAGCTTTGTCATCAATATCATTGCCACACTTATAGGCTGGTTCGCTAACCTCATTGGATGGATAGGCAACGTGATAGGTGGCTTCATCAACAT